CTTACCTTCCATTTCAGCAAGAATATCTGCAGCTTCTTGATCAGCAGCTTCATCTTCTGCTTGAGCAGCTTCAGAGATAGGCTCAGGAGCTTCTGTAGGCGTTTCTACGGGCTTTTCTGCCTTAACCTTGGTGTTGGCCTTAGTAGAAGGTTTACGGCCTCTAGGAGCCTTTACGGGAGCCTCAGCAGGCTCTGCACCTTCACCAATAGATACAATGATCTCAAGATCATCAGATACATCAGCTTCAGCAATACTACCTTTCTTCAAAGTAGCTGATACGTAAGCTTCAACAGCAGCTTTAATTTCACTTTGTTCTAATACAATTTTCATTTATTTCTCCGATTAATATTCAATAATAAGTATTTCTACTCTAGGATTTTCTTTATCTACACATCCAAATTTATAAATAACTTCAGGTATCCAGTAATAATCATCATCTTCTAGTTTTCCTAATTCAACCAAAGCATCACAGAAGAACTTATCATGGATAGATAGTACATTTGTAAGATCAGTTCTTCTTTTGCTTTTAGGAAATAAAGTAAAGGTAATGGATACTGGAACATCTATAAATGGAAGGTTCTCAATTTGAGAACTCATCCATTGTTTATAGTTTTTCTTTACATTATTTAAAGTTTGATAATGCGTATTCCTATAGGTATTAAGATTAAGAATAAACTTACTACTCTTAGTCTTAGATACCGATAGGGGGGATACTAACATTTAACCAAACATTTTCTTCTTGCTAGGAGCAGCTTTCTCTTCTTCAGGTGAAGCTTGTTTGCCTTTACCTTTAGTCTTATCAACTACTTTACCAGCGTAGGAAGCAACCCATTGATCCATAAATACTGGATCTACTGAGTTAGCCAATTCATCACGAGTTTGATTGGTTTCAGAACTGAATACCTTAACAATCTCATTTTGGCTACGAGTTTCAGTAGTTTCTACGTATTTACCATCTTGGTTAACTGTTTTAAATACCAGTTGTTCCTGTACACCAAGTTTTACTTTTTGTTTCAACAAAGCAGGTACTACTTGTTTTTGAGTAGGTACTTCTTTCTTGGCTTCTGGACTGTAAGCATTAACAAGCTTACCTTCGGTTTCCATTTCAGCCAGTGGAGTACCCATAGTAACTACTTCATGAAGATCACTAGCTAGAATAAATCCCGGCAAGTATTTCTTTTCACCAGTAGGCTTACCATTCTTCTTTACTGGATAAGTAATTGCATTACCTTTCTCATCACCAGAAGTAAAGAAAATACGTTGAGATAAGGTCTTACCTTCATCACTAATCAGAGACAATTGCATAAAAGCAGCTCCACCTTCTGATTGATCTACGTAAGCCATATCAATTGTAAAATTGTACACACCAGTAGGTAGAACACTACCAAAGATACGATCACCTTCTTCTACTACATCATCTTGCTTCTTTAAGTTTTCAAACATTTTTATTTACCTCTTATTTACAGTTAAAAATCTGAATAGTATTCAGAAAGTCGTTGAGTAATTAAACTAATATCATTATTGATATAAAGTTCATTATCTGACCAAAGACCCATTGGACTACGAATTTTTTCACTTAATGTTTCTTTAGTTAAGTCAGTTTGGAATACGTACTTAACTCCTATACGTTCTTCTTTAGGAGTAAGAGTAAGTAATTTATTATCTTCTAAGAATGGTTCAACAGTCTTAGTAGGAACTTTTCTAGCATTAAGTACAATATTATAGTCAGCTTCAGCACCTACTTTACCTACAGCACCTTTAATTGGTACTTTGGTTTCCATAGCTAAAGACTCTTCACTGTACTCTGTATAGGTATGAGCCAGAATAATAAAATTCTTCATACTGCATTTAACAATATGCATAATCTTATTATAGAACTGACCATATCCTTGCCATGCTTTACGAGTATCACTAGCAGTTAATACATACTGATTCTCATATTGATTCATTGCAAAAGTAATAGTATCAATAATGATTGTATGTACTTCTGGATAGTTAGTTTCCAGATCTTCTAATGCATCCAATAACAATTTAGCATCAGTAATCTTTAGTGATTTCATTCCACCTTTAGGTATACGAAAGGGTGTGTCTTTTAAATCTAGATTTAGATAAGCTACTCCCGGATCATCTGCCATCTTATATAAAGAATGGGTTTTACCCATACTTGGAGGAGCTGCAATTAATACAACTCTTGGATTGTCATTTGTCATTTAATTTTGTTCCTAATAATTTATCCTTGTAGTAAATTATTTTCTTAAAGGATTAGTTGCCAAATAAAGTAATCATAATAGTATCCATTATTTCTTTTGTTGATAATGGAATATCAAATGATTCATTAAGATCTAATAAACGATCTAATACTTGTTTTTTATTGTAACCAATTGTTTTTAGATTTTGTCCAAATACTAATAAAGTGTTTGATCTATTACTTGTTGTAATACTCATGTTCCACTACCAATACGCTTCGCAATTGTAATCATGATAGTTCTACTAATTTCATCGTCAGTTAATGGATTAGGTAATTTATTATTAAACTCATCAATCTTATTTCTAATAGCATCGATTGGATAATGAGCATCTTTGAGTACTAATCCATACTTCAATAACATATTGGATCTATTACCGTCCTTGGTTTCACGAATGAACCAGCTTTCTAATGCACCAAGATTAGAGTGTTGAGTAATCTCTGATTTAATTTGATCTGATTTCTTAGTCTGAGGAATAAATAATGTAGCATCTAAAATAATACCTTCATTATCAAATATCTCTGCATCTTTATTGGTAGTCCATTTTCTAGCAATGTCTTTAGTACCTGCATCACAATAAAATGGTAGCCATTCAAATACATTTTCCATATACATAGAATATTCTTTTACACCTAATTTTAGGGTATGACTAATTGGAAGAATTACTCTAAATCTATGATGTGATTCAGTATGTCTTTTAGTTGTATATATTTTATAGGTATATTCTTTTAAAAGCATTCTAATAGTATCGATAGTAGTCCCTTCATCAATATCTAATACAATCATATTGAAGCCAGGAATTACTTTTGTATTGCTACGATAATTATTAATAAAATGATGAGTAGTAAAATAATAGGTATCTATTTTAATTAATTTATCTAGTTCAATAAATGGTGCAAACTCTGGTTCATAGTCAGTAACACTATCAGCACTATAAGAAATATATAATCTATCCAGATTGGTTTCTTCTAGTGTTTCACCACGATAGAATTCAATATCATCAATATAGCTTTTACGAATAATAATATTATTCTTGTAGCCAAAGGTAGTAGCTAATGAAAGCATATTCTTTTTATGTTCATTAGATCCTTTAAAGAAAGATAGATTTTCAATTAAATCTACTTGAGTAATATCTTTACCTACCTCAGTAATGTATCTTGCTAGTCTTTCATATGGTTTCTCTCTTGCAATAATAGATGCATAAGCTAATCCAGAATCTTCAACTAATCGAATAGAATTCTTAAGATGTTCAATAGTGATTTCTTCACTTTTATCAATGAATGCATAAGTACCAGCAAGCTTTAATGCTTTATAATATCTATGTTCCATTTCTGTTTTAAGTAATTCTTGATATTGTTTATATCTAGCAGCACGATTATTACAATCAATTTTATATTTTAGTAAAAATATATGAGTTTCTTTAGACATTTGTAGTTTTCTGTTAAAGAAATCTACTGCAGCTAATGAAGTAATATGATCTGATATATGATCAAGAGTAGTATCTGTATCTGTACTGGTTAACGCATCATATAATTCTTCAGCAGTAAGATCATTACGATGTAATGCAGCTCTAGCATAACCAAAGATTAAACGTCTACCGTAACCAGTATCAAACATACTGATTAATTCTTCTTCTAATTTAATATCTTCAAATAATTTATTAGGTGTACCAAATAACATCATATTGGCAGGAGTCTTACCATCAATAGCTTTAATACGACGACTTTCATTGGTATGTTTAATAAGTTTTTCTTTAATCTTACCTACATCATATAATTCAAGATAAGAATTAAGTACTTCCTGATTACCCAATAAGTTACTACCAATCTCGTCAATCTCCATTGACATAGCACCTGAGCCAGCCATAAGAAGCTTCTGACGCATTTGTTTTACTGCAGGGGTAGTACCACTATCAAATGAGAATAGCATGGGTCCACAGCTATCAAATTCTGTACATACACGATCATATTCAGCATCTTCATCTCCCATATCTACAGCAGCTCTTTTAATAGCTAATGTACGGAGGTTCTGTTCAGCAATAATCTGAAATGTCTCATCCATGAATACTTCTTTAAATGGTTGGATAATTCTTTCTTCCAGAATATTTGTACTAAAGCCTTTACCTGAGCCACTTGGGGCAAGATTTAAAGCATATACATTAACAGGAATCTCTCCTCTATCATGAGTACGAATATTAGTACGCATAGTAGAAGCAATTTTAGCCAAGTAATAAGCTACTAGAATCCTAAAGAAACCAGAATTATCACTTTGAGTTTTAGTTTTTAATACCTCTACTAATTCTTCTGATAGTGGATGATATTTATAATCAGAAAAATCGATACTTTCAGTTGGATACTGATTCATCATTAATCCTTATTATTATTTGCAACAATCATACGTAGTAATAGATAACCAGCTAAATCTTTAACCGTATCATCACCAGCATATTCATTACCTTTTTGTAAACGAGAGAGTTTATCGTCAATACGTACATCAATTTTTTGTAATGGTGTTAAACCTTTACTAAAAATATCAATTGGTTCAGCAGCAGAGTTACCATATGACTTATTTTTACTGATTAAAAATTCAGCCATTTCATCACATAATTTTCTTATTTCTATTTCTAGCGGTGCTTTTTCTTTTTTTATATCAGTTGCTTCATTATTTAATTCTTTCCATTTTTTTCGTATTAAATCCCCATCAGATACGTATTCTATATCATCTTTTTCAATTTCATTAGACATTAAATTAATTCTCCTGATTTACGTAGTTCTTTGGCTTGATGACAAATATCTTGAACACTACAATAATTACAAGCTTTAGCGGTACTAGGTACAATCTTAACTTCACCACATCCATTAGCTCGCATCATTGCATAAGCTCCTTCAGCATCTTCATTAAAATTCTTGGTAGCTCTAGTAGCTGTAGGATTTTTAAAATACTTATACTGTGGTGGATCTCTCCATAATTCCTTGTCATTACATTGAGGTAATTTATGATCAGGAACTTCCATATACTTATCCAGTAAAGCTAATTTATTCTTAATAAATTGTTCTGTTTCTGGAATAGACATTAATTGAAAATGTTGAGTCATGGCAGGATATTGTGGATACCCAGGATCATTAATTTTATAAGCTACCCAATCAGTAAATAAATAATTAATAGTTAAAATATCATTGGTAATCTTATTTGGATTAAGCCAACGGTAAATAGAACCTTGTTGGATATATTTATCTGCATTAGATTGTTTAATATAGGTGAATGTACCTGTACTTTTATAGTCATGTAGATCACCAGCTAAGATAAGATCATACTTACCTCCAATAGTATAATTACCTATTTTCTTATGAGATCGTTGCTCCATATATACAGGAGTAACGATTTGTCCTGCATTACGAATTTCAGCAATATCATCATCAGATGGATTAACTACGATAGTATCTGAAATCTCTTTAGGGATGCCTAATAGGGCACAAGCTTTCTCAATAATATGAGGCTTCTTCCAAGATGCCTCTATAGCGTCATGTAGGGCACTTCCTAGCTGCGATTTGAGTAGGCTACTGATCTCTATAGCCTTATCAAGATCTCGGTTCCTACGGCTTAATACAAGCTCCTGTACGGGCTTTAAAAGAGAGGTAGCACTGATGTAGTCTGGATCAGAAATATGGTCGTAGTTGTCATTCAGGAGCCATACAGCCATAGGTAGGCTGATGCCTGTATCATTTGTATATTTAATTGTCATATACTTTATTTAATACCTCATTTATTTCTTCAATACTTGCATTATTATTAAGAGTAAATTGCTTACTCCATGTCTTACCAATATCTAGATTAGCTTCCATTGGTACATCATCTGATTTAATAGCTGGATGATCATTCCATCTCATAGCTTCAATAAGATTATCATTGAGCCATTTAATTACTTCTGGATCATCTTGGCAGATAAAATAGATAGCATCATGTATTGTATTTATTGGATAAATCTTATCGTAATAATCAGAGTTTATTAGCTTATTAATAACCTCAATAGCGGTTCTATTAATAAGCATACCCCAACTTTGAGTGACAGCATTTACTGCAGACCTACCTTCTTTCTCAGCTTGATAGACTACATGCTTAACAGAGCTTACTGTCTTAAATAATAAGGGGGTACGTATTCTAAGACCAAATGCACATTCAAGGAAACCATTTTTTCTAGCAAATGCTATTTTATCTTCAGTCCATTTATCAGATTCCTGATACAGAATATGATAATTTTCTTCTATAGATTGAGCTTCTTCTTTTGATAACCCTAAGTTCTTAACTAGAGTATGCCATGTACCCTGGTAGGTAAGTGCGAAACGTAGGCTGCTTAGATTTTTGTCTAAGCAGCCCCTCCGTATCTTGAATAGAATTAATAATATTTACTTCATATTGAGTACTATTTATTTCTAGTATTTTTGCTTCTGGCTTTATTGTTAGCAATTGTCATCTCCTTTCTTCGTTGTTTCATATTAGTTTTCCATTCAGCACTTTGTCCTGTAAATGCTGCACGTTTACGTAGCATTGCAGATAGAGATTCTTCTCTTCGATTAATTTCAATAGCTAGGTCTCTTATTTTTTCTCCATTAAATACTCGTTTAATGAGTAAGTCTTTGTCATCCGCTGACATGTATCCTGAACGTATACCTATTTTATATGCATGTGTAATATTTTCACTGGCAGTACACCATTCCAAATTATCTACATGGTTATTGCTTTTTATCCCATCCTTATGGTTTACTTGAGTATGTTCATAGGGGTTGGGTATAAAATGCAATGCGACTAATCTATGTACACTAAGCTGTTTATGTCTTCCACCTTCCCCTGTTCCTAGAGATGCAATCAGATACCCATTCGGATTAGTACGTAATTTAAGTTCTGTATTATTAGCTAAGTTAATTACTTTACCTTCTTTAGTAATTCCATATCTATTTTCAAATCTAGCAATGTGTTTCATAATAATCTTCTATTAATATAATTTCATTATCAAACATTATTGTATCACCTTCAAATAAAACATATGTAGTATTATTTTGATTTATTTGAAAAACTCTTCTGCCATTTGCTAATTTAATATTAGGCATTTCATCTTTAAAATAAGCATATGCTCTAAGGGAGTGTGAATCGTAGCCGTCTTTATAGACTTTAATTTTATTTTTATCTTTTGTAAGAATTGCATTAATACGATCTTCTAAACTTGAAAAATCTGCTCCACAAAATAACCAGCCTTCAGGTGCTTCAAAACATTCTTTAATTAATTTTCCATACTTACTATTAGAAGGTAAGTTTTGAAGGTTAGGACTGTTACTGGATAACCTTCCAGATTGTGTACCACCTAATCTAAGATTACCATTTAACCATACTGATCCATTTTCTCTTGTAAAAGCGTATTCTATAAATGCATGGATAAATGTACTTAAGATAATAGAAGCTGCAGCATAATCTTGAAGTAAAGAAATAATATCTTTTATGTAATTATCATCAGTATGATTAAGTAATGCTTCAAGTGTTTTAGCATCACAAGATGGTGCTCCACTATCAGTAGTATTAATTACAGGAAGCTTAAATACTTCATAGAGTAATACTTGTTTTTGATTATCAGAATTTGGATTAAATTCTTCATCAGAAATATCTGATAATGTTTTAATTTTTATTCTATCTTTACTACCAGTTTTAGGATTAACTTTAGCCTTAGCAAATCTATCACTAAAATCTTTTATATATCTTTTTTCTTTTAAACGAATAACTGTTTCTTGTATTGAATNTCTGCTACTAAGATGGTTAGTAATATCTTTAATTGTTGTTTCAAGAGACTCTTTAGCTTTATATACCTTATCCATATTCATAGGCATACCAATGAGCATCATATACATCATTGGCATAATAGATGGTTGGAATATGGTTTGATAAACTTCTAATTGGTTATCCTTAACCATTGTTGGATAATGTTTATCATAAACATACCAAGTACAAAGAGCATCTTTTAAGTTATAAGTAAGTACCTCATCTCTTGGGTAATTATGGATGTCTTTATCTTCTTTAAATTCGATACCATAATTACCAGCAAATTCAAATGAGTTTTCTTTTAAGCCAAGATCAATATCTTGAGTAGAATTTAATGCTAGATAAGTAACCAGCATTGAATCTTCTACATTATTGAAAGTAAGTAATCCTTGTCTTAATCCATCAATATCTAAACTATCTTGCATAAATAACTGATAGATGATTACCTTACAATCGTATAATGCATTATGAAAAATTAATTTACCTTTATAATCTCTAAAGAAAATATAAAGAAGTAATTTAATAGTTTTTTCTTCTTTAGTATCTACACTAAAAACTACTCCGTTATGCTGATCCCAAGCAAAGGCAATAGTACATATCCTAGCTTTTTCAAAACGTAAACTTTCAGTTTCAATATCACAAGTTAATTCTGGATAGTTCCATAAATCCATTAATGCAAGTTGAATTTCTCTAGCAGTGGTTGGGATATATTTTGAATGGATAATATCTGTAGGTAACTTAAATGTTTGAGTACAATATTTACCAAATGTCTCTACTGAATGTTCTAATTTAAACTTAAGTGAATCATTATAAATAAGAGCATTATAATCTACGGATAATAGAATATTAGATTTCTCATATCCTTTAAGATTACCATTAATAAATTCACCATAACAATCTGTAGTTTTAGTAACTCCAGTTAAGAATTTAAATAACTCACTATTGGCTACAAGAATATTTTTGATACCAAATTTATTTAATCCAATAGCTACTTTAAGTAATTTATCTTTAGTAGGTTGAGCTTTAAATTTATCAGTATCAGAACTAATACTAATAATAACTACTTCTTCTTCTGTAATGCCAAATTTATTTAATGGATTAATATAATAAGCTTTAATATTACTTTTATTAGCAGATGCTTTCTTTACAAAAATAGCATATTTAAATTTAGTAGTATCATCAGAAAAAGTTATATATTCCATTTTATTTTTTTGGCAAATGAATTTTTTTATCTTCTTTTTTATCTAAAATAATTTCTTTTATTTTTTCTAGTTGTTCCTTAAGAGTTAAATTCTCATTCCTTAATTTTTGTTCTTGTTCTGTTTGTTTTTTCATTTCGTATTTATACCTATTGTTGTTCCGAATGGTGCTACCTGATTATTTGGATAATCTGTATTAATCCAAAGTACAGGATATTTTGGTTTAGTAAAATTAAAGTATCCCCACATATCAGTAAAATATAATAAGCAAGTTGGTGCTAATTTCTTTTCAGCTATGTAATCAAATACTGGTTTGAATGCAGTACCTCCTCTACCATACATCTTTACTTCTTTTAATGGGAAACTTTTAGGTCTATATATATTAACCATTCTTACATCAGTATCACAATGGATTACTGAAACCTTAGCTGGTTTAATATCAGATACTATTTTATTAACTTCACCAATAATATGTTGAAATTCATTATCCGTTACAGAACAGCTAGTATCTATAGCAATTACTATATGATTTAATTTTCCTTTATGTCTAGCCGGTAAGAAGAAAGATGAAATAGTATTTCTTCTACTAGGCATTTGCCAATTAGTTCTACCAGATTTACCGTTAATTAAAAATCGTTTTAATAATTTAAACCAAGGTAATTGTGCTGGTTTAGTTGCATTAATTAAAGCTTCAATATTTGAATCTATTTTAGCTCCTATTGTTTTCATCATAGTAGCAGCTTCTTGAATATTGGTTTCCCAATAATCTTTTACTGTTACATTACCAATTTCTTCAGTAGTGTTATTTGGATCAAAAAAGAAAGTACCTTGTCTTTCTGATTTTTCTGTTAATGATGAATCAGGAGTTCCTCCTGATTCATCCAGCAATATTTTATAAACTGCTTCATAAGACATATTACTAAATCTTGGTTCATATAAAACCCAAGGTTGTAATTTAAAGTTAGTTTTATTTTTAATATAATCATTGACTACGTAATCTGCAGCATAATTACTAATTTGTTTTTGATGGTGTTTACCTCTAGTAATATGATCTAATACACAGTGAAGTAGTTCATGTACTACATCAGCTACTAAATGTTCTTTAGTTTCAGTACGAACAAAAGATGGATTATAGTAAAAATGAATACCATCTACTGCCATAGTTTTAATTTCTGGTTTCTCAATATATTTTAATTTTAAAGCTAAGAAACCAAAGAAAGGTTCTAGTAGTAGTAGCTCATTA